TAGAATCATCATCTACAAGTGACCCACAATTCCCAATCTTACAACTCACAAATCTAAACTCTAACATTCTTAACGCTGTAGTTGGTGAAACTATAGTAGGTAGGACATCTGGAGCTTCTGCTGTCTTTGTTGCTACTAATGGATCTGATGAAGTAAGTTTTGTATCTCAGAATGAAAACGCTTTTGAGATAGGCGAAGAAATTATATTTGAAGAAACTAATGTGTCTGGTGTTGTGCAATCATTTACTCCAGGCGATAGAGATATAAGAAATAATTTTGAGTTTGATCCAGGCCAAAGATTAGATTACGTTGATTTCTCTGCACTTATCAGGAAGTCAGGAACTGAATCACCTACGAGGAGACTTACAGTTGTTTACAATAACTTTGTTATTGATGCTGCAGATCCAGGCGATTTCGTAACAGTGAACTCATATGAAAGGAAATTATATGGTACTGTATTACCAATTATTAATGGTATAAACAGTGCGGACATTATTGATCTACGACCTAGAGTTACATCTACCATTTCTGGTAAAGCTCCTTGGGAATTTGATGCAAGAGTATTTGTGCCTGGCACATCTTCATCATCTCATGTGGTTGCTAAGGATAAATCGTTCAATGTATCCTATGAATATTATCTTGGAAGAATTGACAAATTATTCTTAAGTAAAGAAGGTATCTTTACTCTGTCTCAGGGTGTCCCATCAGAGTTACCAAAACTTCCAAACACTATTGATAATGCCTTAGAGGTAGCTACAATAAAACTTCCTCCATACGTTTATAATACAGGTGATGTTAATCTCACAATCGCTAGACATAAACGATTCCGAATGAAGGATATTGTTACTCTAGAGAATAGAATTAAAAATATAGAATATTATACATCTTTATCCTTACTTGAAGTGGAGACATCAAATATGTCTCTTCGTGATCCACAGACTAATCTTGAAAGGTTTAAGTCTGGATTCTTCGTAGATAACTTTAAGTCTGCAACTGGTGGTGATATAAACAACAGTCAGTATAAGGCATCTATTGACGCTATAGACGGTAGATTGAGACCTCAGCACTATACAACTTCTATTGACTTATTACTTGGATCAGAGGCGATTGTAGGTGCTGCAACATCTTCCAATCCATCTGCTGACTTTAGATTTGCAGAGGATCTAGGTGATGCAAACGTCAAGAGAATTGGTGACGTTGTATGTTTAAACTACGACGATACAGTTTACTTAGAAAATAACTTTGCAACTCGTATTGAGAATGTAAACCCATTTGCTGTTGTCAACTGGATTGGTCAAGTTGAATTAAATCCAGGCACTGATACATGGATTGAAACTAGAAGAACTTCTGCGACCTATGATATTGAAGGTAGTTTCAACGCTACTATGGGAATCACTGGCGCTGACAGTAATACTGGTTTATCACCTATAGATTGGGGATCATGGGAAACAACTTGGACAGGATCAAGTGTGGATACAGGTCCAACTCTGTTTAGTAGAACAGATACAGAAGTTACTGGTAGATCTGAACAAAGAGGACATTTTCAACGTGGATCTCATATTCCTCTTGGCCGTGGTATTCCTATCACCACAACAACTAACTTCCTTGATACAACATTCAACTTTAAAGAACAGACTACAACTACAACTACAAACCAAACTAGACAAGGTATTCAGTTCCGTGTTGGTGAAAGATTTGACACTACAAGTCTAGGTGATAAGGTTGTAAACACAGAAGTTATCGCTACAATGAGATCTAGAAACATTGAATTTGTTACTAGAAGACTTAAGCCAAACACAAGATTATATCCATTCTTTGACAACATTGATATGTCAAGGTTTGTTGTGCCAAAACTTATAGAAATCACAATGATAAGTGGTACATTTGGTGCTGGTGAAATTGTAGAAGGAAGCCGTCCTAACTCTAACAATGATGCAATTAGATTCAGATTAGCAAATCAGAATCACAAATATGGTCCATACAATAATCCTGATCAGGTTTATAAACAGAATCCATATGACCCTGCATCTAGTATTTCATCTACATATTCATCTACAACCTCATTATTGAATGTAGATACTGCATCTTTAGAACTCCAGTCTGCATCTGGTTTCTATGGATACATTACTACTGGAATGAAACTTATAGGTCAGTCCAGTGGTGCTATCGCACAAGTATCTGCAATTAGATTGATTACAGATAAATCAGGAACACTTATCGGATCACTATTCTTACCTGATCCTACAATTCCATCTGCTCCATCTTTCAATACTGGTACTAAGACATTCACTCTATCATCATCTCCTGTAAACTCAACTATCTCTGGATTTACAGATAGTTCTGGTGAGGCTAACTTTACATCATCTGGTACATTACAAACTGTAGAATCTTCAACTCTTAGAACAAGAAATGCAGATGTACAGAGAATACCACAGTCTGCCGATAGAACTTTAAGTGAGGAGAGTAGTCGATTAGTAATTGAAAATACTTTTGCAAATAGATCTACAACTCAGACTAGATGGGTTGACCCTCTTGCTCAGTCATTTGAAGTTCCCGACATCAACGGTGTATTCCTTACTAAGTGTGACGTTTATTTCCAAGCGAAAGACACAAATGAATTACCTGTTACTTTACAAGTAAGAACACTTCAAACTGGTTTACCTACTCAAGAAATCTTGCCATTTGGTGAGTGTATTCTTGATCCTGACCAAGTTGTATTGTCAGCTGATGGATCTAAACCGACGACATTTACCTTCCCATCACCTGTATATTGTGAGGGTGGAGGGGAGTTTGCACTTGTTCTTCTATCCGCATCTAACGAATACTTTGTTTACATCTCTAGGATGGGTGAAGAGGATATCACGACGGTCAATGCTGCAGATTCTGAGAAGATTATTGTGTCTCAACAACCTCTACTTGGTTCATTGTTCAAATCACAGAACGGTGCTACATGGGATCCTAGTCAGTTAGAAGATCTCAAGTTCAATCTTTACAGAGCTAACTTCACAGCAACATCTGGTAGAGTCAACTTCTATAATCCAGATTTAGATATTGGAAATAGACAGATTGTTTCTCTTGCTAACAACCCTGTTGACATGCTTGCCTATAACGCAGTGGTTGGTTTAGGTAAGAGTTTGACTTCTGCTGAACAGGCTGGTTTAACAGAAGGAACTACAATCTACCAACAAAATAATCCAAACTTTAGTGCAAATCTAAACAAAGTTCTTGGTGCAATCGGTGTCGGCAGTGATCTAACAATCACTAATGGCGGTAGTGGTTTTTCTGCAACATCTGTTGTTTACTCTGGTGTACCTCTCATTTCACAATTTGGTAAGGGAGCTGGTGCAACTGTCAACTTAACTGTTGACAATAGAGTTGCTGTTGCTGCAACAGTGGCAATCGGTGGAACAGGATACTCTGCTGGTGATGTATTGACTGTAGATGCTGCCAATACTGGTGGGTTTGGAAAAGATTTAAGACTAACAATTCCAAATAATGTAGGTGTTATTAGTGCGTTTAATACTTTAGTTCTTAATAATATTCAAGGTAAACCTAAAGTTGATTCCTCTTCTGCTATCGTATATGTTGGTGGCGGTGGAACAAGTGTTGTAAACGGAGCTCCTATTACATTCTTACAAAACGTGACTGATGGATTACATTTCCGTGTAAGACACTCTAATCATGGTATGTACTCTGCTGAAGATCAGGTTATACTATCTGGTATTGAGGCTGATGTTAAACCAGAGAAATTAACATCCACAGTTGACTCCACAAGTACAGAGGATATGACTGTTACTGCTGTTGGAATCTTCACTTCATTCGAGAACGTTGAAGTTAATAGTTCAAATCCAGGCTATGCCAAGATTGGAAATGAAATTATTAAATACACTGGTGTTACAACTACAACATCCACAATCAACAATATCACTAGATCTATTGATAACACCAAAGCTGGTGATTATGAAGTAAATGACAAGATATTTAAGTATGAGTTGAACGGAGTTTCTCTAAGAAGAATCAACACATCTCATAGTTTCTTACCCACAGATGATACTAAGTATCCTATTGATGTCGATCATTACTGGATCAAAGTTGGAGTTTCAAGTAGAGGTGTAGACCGAGCAACTGGAAATGCAAATGGATTCCCAGAACTATTCTTTAGGGAAAATAAATCTGGTGGTAGTTACGACCAACAATATGTACAGGTAAGTAACTCATATGGTCCTATGGCAACTCAGAATATTCCATTCAATATTGTCAGACCTAATGTTGCTACTCTCTTACCAGAAGGCACTGAAATTTCTGCTAAACTTAGAACATTTAGTGGTAATAGTCCTGACGGAAATCTCAAAGCATATGTTGATCAGGGATACGAGGATATATCTCTAAACAGTAATAATTATCTATCAACTCCAAGAGTCGTTGCATCCAAGACAAATGAACTTGCAAAACTTATTGATTTCCCAGGCAGAAAATCATTTACATTACAAACAACTCTGACTACAGATGATCCTAAAGTAAGTCCTTTCATTGATTTGGATAGGGTTAACATGATTACTATTATGGATAGACTTAATTCTAAGATTGATGATTATGCTACAGATCGTAGAGTCAATTCAATTGACCAAGATCCTAGTGCTGCAATCTACTTATCTAAGATCGTGAATCTTGAGAAGTCTGCTGATGGATTAAAAGTTATGTTTGATGCTTACAAACATTCAACGAATGACATCAGAGTTCTATACAGAATATTCAGAATCGATGCTCCACCACAGTATCAATTATTTGAACTATTCCCAGGCTTTGAAAATCTAGATCAAGAAGGTAGGGTCATAGATCCCGCTAAGAATAATGGTAAACCTGATAGAAGAATACTTTCCTCATCCACTGAGTCTGATTATAAAGAGTATGAGTTCAATGCTAAAGATCTACCACAGTTTAATGGATTCCAAATCAAAATAGTGATGACAGGAACTAACTACGCTTACGTTCCTAAGATTCGTGACTTGAGAGCTATTGCATCTATCTAATGAATAAAATAAAAGTAAAAGATAGTGGATCTCTTTTCAGAGATGAAGAATCAGGTGCAATACTAAATTGCTCTGATTCTGAATATAATAATTATCTCAAATTGAAAGAAAAGAAGATGAAGGAATCGAGTGAAATGGATAAACTAAAGGATGATGTTGATGAACTTAAGGATATGATGAAACTAATTTTAAGTAAATTAGATAAATAACTAAAACCTCCCTTTGACAGATGACAGCAAGGAACATCAACTTAGTTTTAGATCAAGGTGTGGATTTTGAAGCAACTTTCACCATCAGAAATGAAGATGCAAGTTCTTTGAACCTAACAGGCTACACTGGAATTGCTCAACTAAGAAAGCACCCTGCTGCAACAAAGTCTACTGCTTTCACGGTATCTTTTCCCAATAGATTGAATGGGCAAATTAAAGTAGCAATGGCAAGCACTATGACTTCTGTTATAGAAGGAGGAAGATATGTATATGATTTAGTTTTAACTTCGCCAAATGCGTATAAGACTAGACCAATACAGGGAAACCTTCTCGTAATTCCAGGCGTAACACGATAATGGCAGATTACTTAGTCACTCTCAATGAACCTGGCAGTTACAATGTCGGTGTAGACTACGAGATTCCCTCGAAGTCGATTCAATATGGTAATATCATTATTGGTAAAACGCCAGCACAAGATGGTACTGAAACTACATTTTCCCTAAATGATCAAGGAGCACCATATTCTCCTAATAACAATCAACAACTTATTGTTACGAAGAATGGTCTTTTTCTAGATCCAGCAAATGATTATAATATTTCTGGTGACAAGATTGTATTTACCAATGCTCCAACTAATAGTGATGACATAGTAATTATTGCTCTTGCAGCTGCTGCTGACTTAACAAGAACTGTAAACTATGTAATTGATAGTGGAAGTCTCCCAATGCAAGTCGGCGATAAAGGTAAACTAACCATAGATGTCGGCGGAGTTATTGAGAATGTTAGAGTTTTATCAGATCAGACAGGTGATATCGTGTTTGATATATCTAAAACCACATTCGCAAATTATCCTACTTTTAACAGCATTACAGATGCTCAAAGGATACAACTAATCAATAAAGATAAATACTTTGATGATGTCCTAAATAATTGGACAACAACGATTACAGCTGGGGATATTCTCCGATTTGACGTAATCAGTGTGAACAATATTAGAAGATTACTAATCTCTCTAAAATTAAAATTATAAATACATTTAGTTCTTAGTTCAACTAGACCCCTAGAGGTAGTTTTTCAATGGCATTACTCGTTCCTAATATTGGTGAAATTGAG